AAGAGTTTTGTTTGAGGGTGTTTCTCATTATAAACAATATAGATGTTCTCATATTATTCAACAAGATGGGTATGGACATTTGCTTGGATTTTATTCAACAGGCAAAATACATAGTAGTTATAAAATAATAGAAGACCTAATACATCGAAATTTAACCCTAACAGAAAACGCTATAAAATTAATAGTATGAAAATATTAACACAAACAATTTTAGCCCTCCTAATCGTTTCTTTAATCGGTTGGGTAACTATATCTGAAAACAAAAATAAAGCTCTCGAAAACGATTTGAAGCAGCAAGAAGTTAATTTTAACATCTCTTTAGATAGTCTTAAAAATGAAATCTATGTAAAAGATAGTATCGTTATGGATATTGAAGGAATAGTTAAAGACCAAAAAGATTGCGTAAGATTTAAAAGAATTTATAATAAAGCGGAATAATTAATATTTACAATAAAATAATTAACATTAAAAGACTAATGATACATCCAGTATTTCAAGACAAAATAAAATGTGTAGATACATTTAAAATGTTAACTGCAGGATTCACTTACATTATTAATGGATTTGGAACAGATAAGAGAGAAGGAAAAAATGTAGATGTCTGGTATATTAAATGCCTAGATGATGAATCTCCAGAGTTCACAGTAGTAAAAACCACGTTCAATATTTTGTTTGACCGTAAAATTATAATAGATGCAGAAGATTAAACACTTAAATATTTTAAAATGTATAAAACAGTAATCGCCATTGATCCTGGTGCAAAAGGTTCTATCACTTGGACCACACTAGAAGACAATAAACCAACATCAAGCCCGAATGTTTCAAAGATGCCTAAAGACTTTGAAGAGATGAATGCATTGTTTAAGAGCATAACAGGAGAACTTGATAGATGCTTGTGCTTTATTGAGAAAGTTAATATGCGACCTTCAGATATGCATGGAGGTAAAGCTTTCGGAATGATGAAGCTGATGAAGAACTCTAACCGACTAAAAGACTGCTTAACATTAAACAGCATAGGTTTTATTGAGGTACATCCTACGACTTGGCAAAACTACTTAAGTCTTAAATCTCCAAAAGGAGTGAAGGAAGAGAAGAAGGATAGGAAGAACAGATACAAAGAAGTGTCGCAGAGTAAATACCCAGAAATAAAATGTACATTAGACAATTGTGATGCATTGCTTATCCTTTCTTTTGGAATAAAGAAGCTGCAACTTGATAAAGGATACATCATGCAGAACTTACCAGAAATAGATAACGATTTGTTGTTTTAAATTAAAATTATTCATATTTTTATCAAAAATTAAGAGATAATAGAATGGAGTCTATCCACAAAACATCATTAAACAAATCCGAAATAGTTCGAAAAGAATCTGTATTACTTGTTGCATAAGTGCAGTACGAAGGATTCATAGAGACTAACGATAAAGGCGTTCTTTATATCTATAATAAAGAACAGTTTGATGCATTCTTTAAAGAAAATCAAGACTCAAAATTCATTTTTAAGGCACAGAAGATAAGTGCAAAAAGTACAGATAGACTAACTGCTTATTTTTTCGCTGAAGTATTGCCAAAATTCATTAAAGGATTCCAGGAAATAGGGGAACGTCATAACAAAGCAAGTATGATGCAGGAGCTTAAAAAGTATTCTACTCTTTACTGGGAGTCGGTTATGGTAAACGGCAAGATAGAACATAAGGAAAGAGAGTTTGAAGACCTTAACTTTTTTGAAAAGAAAGCATTAATATCAGAATTAATAGAAATTGCAGCAACGCAATTAAATCTAGTAATCGAAGAACCTAAATAAAAAACCATGAAAAAACCAGAATTATTCTCATTAATTAAATTAAAACTCCTAAACAATGGAGGAGTTGAAATAACCTACAGAGAGCAAAACAGAGTAGGAGGAATTACTAACACCATCGACTGGACCACAAAGAGTTCTATAACTCCACATCCAGACTTAAACAACAAAGTGGATGAACTTAAGCAGTTCCTGGCTAAATGCTATGACCTAGACTCAATGGTAATATTATCTAACTCAAAAGGATTGAAGCTGAAGGATTCAGATGCAATGAAGCAAATTAAAGGATTGATTGCTGATGTTTACAACCAGAACCTGCAGAAGATAGATGTAACAGGAATATCTTTATCAGGAGAAGTTGATGAAGACAAAGATAAAAGAAGTGTCGTTATTACAGGAACAAAGCTACAGCATAATGGAACAAAGACAGCTTTAAATTCTCCTAGAATTAAACTGGCAAACACTCAATTTAATTTTGAAGCAGAAGTTCAAGAGATTGTAGAGGCCATAGAAGAGGAGGTAAAAGAGTATTTGTTTGAGAACAAGAAGTCGCAACCAGAACTCTTTGATGCTCCAAAAGAAGAAAAGCTATCAAAAGAATTTATTGAAGGAAAAATGCAGAAGGTAGGATAGTGGCTAAGACGTGCTTACATATTGGATGCAATTACAATGTATTTGCTAAACTTTACTGCAAGATGCATCAGTACTTAAGAGAGGACAAACAACCAAAACCTCTTAAAAGAACACCAATAAAGCAAGTAAGCACAAAGAGGTCAAAAGAAAATGCTCAATATTTAAAGGCCAGGACTCAATTTTTAGATGGAAAAACTTGCCCAATAACTGGAAGACCTGCTACAGAAATACACCATGTAGCAGGTCGTGAGCATTCAAGATTAATAGATGAAACTAAATGGTTAGCAGTAACCAGAGAAGGACATCAAAAAATACATTTGAATCCAAAATGGGCAAGAGAAAAAGGTTATCTGATATGAATGAATCAAGTAGAATATATTATCTAAGTAATAGGTCATACGTTAAAGACTACATGGTTAAAACAAAATTCTTTCGTATTTTTGAAATGAAATCAAATACACAGAAGAAATTCTTGCCAAAGAAGACTCAGAAGGCCATAGAAGAATTAATTAAATATAATTGTCAAATTAACTATACAATTAAGTAAAATGGAAGGTCCAAATCAAGTAAAATCAGACAGGGAATTAATCGACCTTGGAATGAGAGGAGAAAAAATAATCATCAATAGAGATGTTTTTAAGAAAACTCAATCAGAAAAAGAAGCTTTAAAAGAAGCTAAAAGACTACACAAACAAATGAATAAGTAATGAATAAGCTAATCCTATTATTAGAAAAAGTAACAGTTTCAATATTAATCATCATAATGTATATTGATACTTTAGAAGGTGTTAATCTGCCAGAGATAGCATATTACATCCCTCTTTTAATTATTGGAGCAATGAGATCATTCATCATTTCACTTGTATTAATAATGAATTTATCAAGCCTAACCTATGAAACAGTTAAACGAATATTTAGAAAACGTAATATCAAACTTTAAAGTGATGTTGTTCTATTGGGATAACTTCTCTTTTTGTTACATTGGTAAATTCAAATTAGAAAAGGAAGAAAATTTATTTAAAAAAGACATAAAATGAAAAACGTAAGCGTAATACTTAGAGATACTACTGAAGCAGGACTACAAGCACAAATTGATGCTTACCTTCTAACAGGATATCAGATGCTTAACTCTGCAAGGCTTATACTTGATAGCTTAGACAATGAAATATGGTACATAACAATGCAAGGACAAATAGGAGAGTAAGATGGGTAAGTTCAAACCAAATCAATATAGTGCCGACAATGGTATGTATGAGAGATATCTCAACAAAGATGGCAAAGCTGAAGGAATTAAGAAGGTAGCCATTGATGTAGGAAGAAATGACCTATGTCCATGCAAATCTTTAAAGAAATACAAAGACTGCTGTTTTAAGACTGGTGGTTTTTTTGTGCCAACTAAGCATAAAGCAGGAAAAATGTCAATATTCAAGATAAGACTGAAACGAATATTTAAACTCAATAAAAATGGCAACTAGAAAAAAAATTAAAATTGAATCTAAAGAATTAAAGTCGATTCAATTATTAAACAATATAGGTCAATTAGAAGGGCTACCTAGTAACCCTAGATTTATTAGAAGTAAAGAATTTGAAGAGCTTAAAAGGTCTATACAAGAAGACCCGGAAATGTTAGATGTAAGAGAAGTTGTTGTATATCCTTTTAACGAAAACTTTATAATTATTGCGGGGAATATGAGATACCAAGCATTATTAGATTTAGGTATAAAACAAATACCATGTAAAATTCTACCAAAAACATTATCTATTGAAAAATTAAGAGCAATATCTATCAAAGATAACATTCATAGTGGTAAAGATGATTGGGATATGATTGCTAATGATTGGGAATCTAAAGAATTGGAGAACTGGGGTAAAAGAATCCCATTTAATGACATTGCAGAGCCAAAAAAAACATCAAACATAAGAATTACCATTGAAGATGTTAATGAGGATGAAAGGGATACTATTAGAGATTTATTAATAAATTCAGGATATAAAGTAAAATAAACATAAAAAATAAAACAGAATGCGAAAAGTAACTCTTTACAACAAACAAGGTCAGCAATTGACAGAAATAAACATAAACGCTGCAGAAAACGAGATAGTAGATGGTATCCAATGGGGATGCTTAATCTTCATCTGGGATGATAAGCTTCTACATTTCAGAGAAAGCACAATAAAACCTGGTATTTTTAAGAAAGGAGGAAAAAAAAATGTATAAAAACGTCATAACAATACTAGGAGGTCGCTATTACCTAAAAACAATAGAGCAATCAGGAGAAGAAGTAAAGATTAAATTCACAGATAATAAAGAGTCTGGGATTTTGGTATTTAGAGACTATGATGCAGCACAACAAATAGTTCATATGCATGAGTTAAATGGAGCAACTGTAGTTGAAGAATTTATTAATTAAGTTATGAAGAAGCAGAAAGGAAAAAGAATGGGCATACATGGAAGACCTCTAACAAGAAAAGAGAAAAGAAACCTAAGACTTGGAAAAGAAGAACCTAAAAACCTTCTCCAACCAAAAGAACCATTAAAGATAACTCCAGAGAACTGCCCTCCAATGATTATTGAAGCAATAGCAATGAAACAGTTCAGTAAGATATATCATTTAATATACACTAAACAAATAACATTCTAAAAAATGGCACAATACCAACCTCAAGACCTATACAACCAAGCCGTAATAGCTATAAGAGATAACAACCTCTTCTTTATTGAAGATATCGTTGCATGGCTACCCTGTGATAAAACAACATTCTATAGACTGTTCCCAGTCGAATTACCAGAAGATGTAACTGAATATTCAGAAGACCAAAAGAAGTTCATTATTATTGATGAAGAAGGTAAAGAATGCAACGGTTACAACTCGTTAAAAGCTTTACTGGATAATAACAAGATTGTAACGAAGTCAAGTATTAGAGCAAAGCTTTATAAAGGAAGCAAAGCACCAGAGTTAATAGCCTTGTATAAATTGATTTGTACAGATGAAGAGAGAAGAAGTTTATCAATGCAGGCCATCGACCACACATCAAGAGGTAATGAATTAAGGCCAAACATTATTAACTTAGGAACAGGAACCAAACCAGAAGAAGATGAATAGGTGGGGAGATTACTATCCGAATGGATATCCAGGAAGTAAAAAATTAAAACAATATAAAAGAAAAAAGATGAAGAAGATATTAATATGGACGTTTATAGTATGCTTTGGATTAGTAATAGCCTACTTTTTATTTTGCATAATGATAGGAGTATACCTTTCTTTTTTTAGTTAAAGAAAAAGTTGTCTCCACCCTGTGTAACTTTGTAACTAAACTCAATGAAATCAATACTCTTTAAAAATGACTAAAGTTAAATTTAACTGGGCTAGATTATTTAAGATTAAAGATAAGCCACGTAATATATTTACAATTTACATGCCACCTGCAGAAGGAAATAAATTTGATTGGTCCACAAAGAAGATGAAACGATGAAGCTATTACCAAAACAAGATAACGCTGTATACTTTCTGAAGGATGATATCACAACTGAGATCGTATTCGGAGGTGCTGCAGGAGGAGGAAAGTCTGCTCTTGGTTGCCTTTGGTTAATAGAAATGTGTCAGACATATCCAGGAACAAGATGGTTAATGGCCAGAGAAGTGCTAAAGACCTTAAAAGAAACAACACTTAATACTTTCTTTGAGGAGTCAACAAAGCTTAAAATCAATGATCAATGGGAGTACAAAGAGCAGAAAGGAATAATCCAATGGAACAATGGAAGCCAGATAATACTAAAGGAACTGAAATTTAAACCAACCGATAGAGAGTTCGATGCATTAGGATCATTAGAAATTACTGGAGGCTTTATAGATGAAATTGCTCAAATAGTTTTAAAAGCCTGGACCGTTTCAAAATCAAGGATTAGATATAAACTAAAAGACTTCTGTCACATTTGTGCATGTGAAAAGAAAACAACATTACTAGAATCAATCCAACAAGATGGTGTAGTTATTCCAGAGAAATGGTTGTGCAGCAATGGACATGAAACAAGAGGACTAACACCTAAACTTTTAGGAACATGTAACCCATCAAAGAACTGGGTATACAAATTATTTTATGGTCCACAAAAGAAGAAAGAGATAGCAGAATTTAGAGCCTTCATTCAATCACTACCAAAAGACAATCCATACCTTCCTAAATCTTACATCGATACATTAGATAATATGGATGAAAAGTCAAGGAGAAGGCTAAGAGATGGAGACTGGGAGTATGATGATGACAAGAGTGCGTTAATCTCTTACGATGCAATACTTGATTACTGGAATGGAGAACATATCCAGGTGCAGTTAGATCCAAAAGGAATCGAAATAGACAAGAGATATCTTACAATTGATGTGGCCAGAAAAGGCAAAGACAAAACTATCTTTAGAGTTTGGAAAGGATGGATATGCGTAAAGCGTTATGAAATGAAGATAAGTTCTATACCACAGATAATCGAGAAGGCCATAACAATACAAAAAGCTTTTAAAATTAAGAACAGCTTAACAATTGCAGATGAAGATGGAGTCGGAGGAGGAGTAGTTGATGGACTAAGATGTAAAGGTTTTATCAATAACAGCTCTCCATTAAACAAGGAAAACTACGAAAACCTTAAGTCTCAATGCAGCATAAGGATGGCTAATAGAATAGAGAGGAGAGAAGTCGTGGAGCTTTGTGATGATCCAGAAGTAATTGAAATGACAAGTGAAGAGATGGAGCAAATAAAATATAAAGACCTGGATAAGGATGGAAAGCAGGGAGTCGTTCCAAAAGAAACAATCAAAGCTTTAATTGGCCGTTCTCCAGATGACTGGGATTCTATAATGATGCGTGAATGGTTTGATTTATACATAGTGGAACATAAGATATTTACTACATAATTGAAAATAAATATAAAATTGTTTGTAGGCAACTATTAAAATTTCATACATTTACAAAAAAATAGGTTAAGTAACCTATCACAAAACATTCACTTTGATGAGTAAGTTCACTGAAAAGGCAAAGACTATTCTAAAGAACCTAGGAGAATTAGCTATCGACAAATACAGAGATGCTGTCCTTATAACCTCGCAAATTTACAATGACGGATTTACTTACTTTAATTATTCTTTTAAGAAACTGATTAAAGAAGGGTACGCATCTAATACAGATGTGTACTCTATTATTTCAAAGATTATCCGAACAGGAGCTAACATCCCTTACTACATCGTTAAGATTAATCCAGATGGAACTGAAGAAGAGGTTACATCTGGACCATTCTATGAGTCGGTTATGAAGCCTAATAAAAGGCAAAATAAATTTGAGTTCACAGAAGATGCTCTAGGCTACCAATTAACCACAGGTAATGAATTATTGACAGGATTAGTACCTGCAGGATTTAAAATGATTACACAGGTTAATATCATCCCCCCACAACTAGTAACGGTTAAAATAATGGGTAAGCAATTGTTTGATTACACAATGAAGTACATCGTTAAATGGAGAGGAGTAGATACTACATTTGAAGAAGAAGATGTTAAACACATCAAATACTTTAACCCTACAACTGAAGGATTAGAAAGTGGTATGGGATTAAGTCCATTACAAGCAGCCTATCAAACATTGTCAGCATCAAACGAATTGATGTATGCAGGTGCATCAGCATTAAAAAACAGAGGAGCAAATGGTTTATTATCAGCTGATGGAGATAGACCAATGGATGCAGAAGAATCTGATGATTTACAAAGAACAGTAAATGATAAGCTTGGAGGAGGAGAAAAGTTTAATAGAGTAGTAGCTACAACTGCAAACGTAAAGTATACTCAATTCGGATTATCTCCTGCAGACTTAAAGATGATTGAAAATGGAGTCCTTACACTAAGACAATTGTGTAGTATTTACGGAGCTGATTCATCAAGCTTTAATGATCCTGCAAACAAGAAGTTTAACAACTTAAAAGAAGCACAGAAATCATTCTACGTTAATGCAGTACTTCCTCCATTAGAGAGACATCTAGCAGGATATAAAGAGTTAATTCTACCAGGATGGAATGAACAAGACAATACTACCTATGACATTAGATTAGACTTATCTAAAATAGATGCGTTACAGTCGGACCAAGCAATTAAAACACAGAGACAGGTTAACCTTTCTACTGGAATAGCAAACATCTTAATGAGAGTTGCAGAAAAAAAGATGGGTAGACAATCAGCAATTAATTTATTAGTAATGAGTTTTGATTTATCTCCGGAAGAAGCTGAAGAATTAGTGTCAGATACAGGAGTTACTGAAACAAATAATCCAGATCCAAATGCCTAAAGGAAAAGTAGACATAGAATCATTAAAGCTATCTCAAGAAAAGAAAGCTAAAATTATAAAAGAAAATAAAATCGTTTTAAAAGATGAAGATAGTTATACCAGAGTTCGCAAGTAAAGAGGAAAAATTCAGCTTTCTTATAAAGAACAAAGAATCGTTAATAGCACAGAAGAAAGGTATCATCAAGTACACAGATGGCATCAGCTTTAGTCCTGCAGCAGTACATGGAAAATCTACTACATCCATCAAAGAGAATGCTCCAGTAATGAATCCAGGAGATGAATTAAAAGTGAAAGTTGTTATCAATACAACTAACTTAATGGACAGCCATAGTGATGTGCATATCCCTGGACTTTGGGCTAAATCTTTAAGCGAAAACAAATCAATAATGCACCTTCAAGAACATCGTATGGCATTTGATATGATTATATCAGACGGTAACGATTTAAAAGCATACACCGAAACACTATCATGGAAGGACCTAGGCCAGAACTTCCATGGAGTAACAGAAGCATTAATATTTGAATCAAACATAAGAAAGACTCGTAATGAGTTTATGTTAGAACAATATGCTAATGGCTTTGTAAAGCAGCACAGCGTAGGGATGCGTTATATCCAACTAGGTCTGGCAATTAACGATCCTAGCAACGGTGCTGAATTCGAAATGTGGGAGAAATACTTTAGAGAAATAGCTAATCAAGATGAAGCAGAAAAGCAGGGATACTTCTGGGTAGTTAAAGAAGCTAAAGTAATAGAAGGAAGTGCTGTACCATTAGGAAGTAATTGGATAACACCAACGTTAGATAACAATCAAAAGGAAGAGCCGACAATTGTCACTCAAACAGAAGAGCCGTCTAAGGACACTCAAGAAAAAGGATTTTTTGATAACTGGTAAATTCAAACCTCAATAATTAAATTAAAAAGACAATTAAGTCAAAACAAAAACAAAAAACAATTAAAGTCATGAAAAAAAGACACGAAAAAACGGTAAGTATGTTAAAAATGTTTGCCTTCGCAATCTTCAGCTTTATGTTTATTGGAGCTGCAAGTGCTCTAGGAACAGGAGCAAGTATGTTATTTGAAGGCCTAGCAATAGGTGGAGGAATAGCTACAACTTACGCATCATTACCATTATGGTTTAAAATGGTGGACAATGTAAAAACCTTCTTAGAATTATCTGAAGAAGAAGTAGGAAAATTGACTCCAGAAGAAAGGTCAATGTATTACAAAGCAGCTCACGATCATGTAATGGTATCAGTTAAAGATTTGCAGAAGCAAATGGAAGACTTAGATAATGATACTGAAAAAGCAATTAAATTAACTGAACAATTGAAGAACTACGAGATGATGTTTAACACTCTTCAGAAGACTCAAATTAATCAAGGCGAAATAATTGCAAGTTTAAAGAAAGGAAATAGCTATGAAGGACCAGTTACATTTGACAGCTTAATGAAATCATCATGGGATTCTGCAATTGAAGAAGGCCAACTTGATAAAGCGTTAAAAGAAAAAACAGGAATACAATTATCAGTTAACAAAGCAGAACAAACGTATGGAGACATCAATGCAGGTTCTGACTTTGCTCAAATGAGAGAAGGTGTTATAGATAAGCCAGTAAGAGCTCCTAAGATACGTTCTATATTTCCAACTACTCCAGTATCAACTGAATTCTACAAGTACGTAGAACAAAATACAGTAGTCAGAGATGCTCAAAACGTAGCTAAATGTGCTGCAGTAGTTTCTACAACAAAAGAGACTTTAGTTGTTAATTCAATTGAAACGAAAGTTGTAAAAGATATGATTGATTTCTGTCGTTTATTCGTAGCAGATTATCCATTCATGAGAAGCAGAATCGATAGATTAATCAATCAATCATTAGCTTTAAGAATTGATTCTCAGTTATTGCTAGGAGATGGAATAGGTAACAACTTAAATTCTATTGACTCTTATGCTTCTGAATTTTCAGCAGCTAACACTGCATGTGTATTAA